TTGAATGTAGCAGATGCCACTACATCACAAGGAGCTGTTTCTTTATCTCAACTTAACGCAGCGACATTTCCTTCAAATGAGTTCGCTACGCTAACAGAGTTAATAGCAGGAGGTACAGGACTTTCAGGCAATATTAAGGTTCTAGGTTATGATGTAGCAGGAGATGGAGGACACGGGCAATGGGCTAGAAACGGTCAAGTAGCTCAACCAGTTAGCCAATCCCCCGCACAGCTAGTAGATATTTTATTCAACGATTCTAATGGAGTTCAGTGGCAATTAGTTACAGACGAAGCAATATCCATTAAGCAATTGGGTGCTAAAGGGGATAGCGGAACAACTGATAATACCGCAGTGCTTACAGCAGCAGACAGTTCATCGGCTAAGAGTATTATTATACCTTCTGATGGTACGGGCGGTGTTTATGACATCCTTTCTGACTATCGGCCTACGACTCCCTTAATTGGTAAAGGTGGGTATATTACTAGAAACGGCGATGCAGGGATCTTTTACCCTCGTTCATGGACCGATCTAGCTAGTTACGATTCACAGAGAGGAGCTAACCAGTTTGGATACAAGCTATTAGCCGTAGCAGACGCAAACGCAGCTACTAGTCCAGAAGATTCAGTTTACTTCCAAGAAGAATATACACAGCAGTTAAGATTGGAGATGTTGAACCAGTCTGGTTTTGAGCTTTATACAGACGGTGGAACGGGAGCAGATGGAGCAATTACAGCGTCAGATAATACCTTTATTTCTGCTACCGCGTCATTCGTTGCGGGTGATGTTGGTAAAACAATTATTGTTGCAGGCGCAGATACATCGGTGACAGATGGCAGCGCACTTACTACAACTATTGCTACTTACACTAGCGCGACCGAGGTTGAATTAACAGACGCAGCTAATGACACTGTATCAGGTGCAAATTACCACTACGGTACAGGAACAGCCAGCGGAATCGAACAGATATGGTTAAATCAGACACACCAAGGCCAAAACGATTGTTATAACCTTTATCATGCTATGTCTGTTAGCAATATTAGAAACATTACTGAGCCGACATCATGGGGTTTTCAACCTTCTGGTGGTTTTTTGAATGGTCAGAATAATGCGGCAACTGATAAAGTTAATCTTTATGGTTATGGTGATGTAGTGCTCCAAGATCAAGGTTATGAAGATGTTTCAATGCTTGGTCAAGTCTTCCTTGTTAAGCATACAGGAACAAGTTCTGGCGATTATAATACGCCGCGCCTTGTAGGTTTGTGGAAAAACACCGGATCGGTTGATATAGATGCTATTGGAAGTTTTGCGGGAAAGGCTTATATTGGTCTTGATTTATCAACAGGTACATTTTCTGGCGCAGCATTAGCTTTATCACAAGATCAAACTATCGCTTGGGATGCTGATGGGACAACCCTTAATGGTGAGTTTGCGTCTACTAGTGTGTCTAATACAAATACCAAGTTTGATGGCACAACCTTAACTGATACGGTTGCAGGTAATGGAATTCTACAGAGAACCCAATCAGCTGCAACTATAGATTCTGATATAGATTCTGCTACACATCTAACAATTAGAGGTATATCAACAACGGCGGGTACGACAATAGGCGTTATAGGGACAAACACTTATTTCAGTGCGTTCTCTTCTGGATCAGATAGTACTAACCTATATCTTAGAACGGCATCATCTGGAACTGAAAACATTAGATTTAAAATAGCACCATCTGGTACGTGTGAGCCAGGGGCAGATAATACTCAGTCATTAGGAACGTCCGGTACTCGGTGGGGCGATGTTTTTGCAACTGAATTCCATGCTGGCGATGGAACTACATTATGGACAACTGGATCGGGAACGCCTGAAAGTTCAGTTACGGCAGCGATAGGCTCACTATATACAAGGACAGACGGAGGCGCAGGAACGACCCTCTACGTTAAAGAGTCGGGCGCAGGAAACACTGGGTGGGTAGCTAAATAATTGAATAAAGAATTATTACTAATCAAGGAAGAATGCGAGAAGTCTTTATGGGCTTATGCTCAATGGACTTGTCCAGATAGATACTTTGGAGATGTACATAGAGATCTCTTTGATTATTTTCAGTATGGTGAGTCAAGGTGTAAGTTAGCGCTTATACCTCGTGATCATCAAAAGAGTTTCTGTGCAGCTGTATACGTTACATGGTTAATTACTATTAAGCCTTGGATTAGGATAAATTACGTTAGTTACTCAGAAAGCTTAGTTGAAGCACAGATGAATTCAATTGAAGCTATATTATATTCAGATCAGCATAGAGAACTCTGGCCTGACCTTTTGAACTTTGAACTAGATAAGAGAAAGAATTCATGGGTTCATAAGAAGACAGGAGATTGGAGTAAGAAAGTCTTTGAAGTAGATCACGCAGAAAGAAAGAAAAGGATGGTTCGCGATCCAACAGTTCGAGCTACTACAGTTAAGTCAGGTAATACAGGAATGCACTCAGATGTTACTGTCTTTGATGATCTAGTAACAGATGAGAACTGGGATACACAAGCTGGTAAAGATGACGTACTGAAGTGCTATAAGTCTTTTGCTAAGATTAACTCTAGCGGAGGAACCTTTATAGCAGTTGGTACTAAGTATAGTGAAGATGACCTATATACCAGTATGCTTAACATTGAATACACTGTGAAAGGCAAGACGTACAAACGATGGGGATGCTTTGAGAGAGTAGTAGAAGATTCTTATCGTAGAACTGGAGATGGACATTATCTCTGGCCTAAACAGAAAATGCCTAACGGTGAATGGTATGGGTTTGACGAAGAAGAACTAGCTATTAAGAAAGCTGATGCTCTTATTGATGGTGATTTAGGCTTGTATTATGGTCAGTATTATAATGATCCTTCAGATGAATCAACTCATGTTATTAAGCAAAGTGATTTTGTTTATCTCGATCCTAAGCACCTAGAACAAAGAGGAAGGGATTGGTATTATGAAGATAAGAAACTTAAGCTCTATGCAGCAGCGGATCTTGCTTGGACTGATTCTTCTAGCCTTAATGCTAAACGAAGAGATTATACCTCTGTTGCTTTGGTTGGTATAGATGATGATGGTTATATATACGTCTTAGCCTTAGAAAGATTTCAAACAGATAAACCAGAAGTATACTACCAGAAGATAGTCGATATGTACGACTACTGGAAGTTTAAGAAGATTACTATAGAAACAAACTCAGCTGGTAAGTTCGTTAAGAATGCTATTGAGTCTATGATAAGAGTCAACGGTGGTAGCTTAGAAATAGAAGGTAAAACTCATACTTCTCATGCAGGCAAGAAAGAAGAACGTATAGCTCAAGCATTACATAGTCGATATAGAAACAAATCTATTTATCATACTAAGGGTGGTTACACTAAACTCTTAGAAGAAGAATTAAAACTAGCTAAACCTCCTCACGATGATTTAAAGGATGCTTTAGCTATAGCAGTTGCAGAATGTGTAGCTCCTCTTAAAAGAAGAGAAAGAGTTGCTAAGAATAATATAATACAAGCTACAAGTAGATTCGGTGGATCTAGGCGTGGTAGAGGGATTAGATAATGGCAGGTGAAGTTGCTACAGCTTTAACTAGCTTTAAAAGCCAGATAGACAAGGCAAGCTTTATAACTGATATGTGGTTTGACTTAGATCAACGCAGAGAGCTTGCTAAGACTGCGTGGAAGGAGATTGAAGCATATAGGTATGCTACTGATACAAAGTCCTTACCAAATGCAGCCAGCGCCTTTACACACAGTACTCACGTACCTGTAGTGGCAGCTATAGCAGAAGATTTAGAAGCTATCATTACACAAGTGGTAATGCCTCACGAAGATTGGTTTACCTTTGAAGCTCTTTCAGCAGAAGCAGCTAAGACAGAAGTTTCTAAAGCAGTTGTATCTTACCTAAAGAATAGGTTTGCTCTCAATGGTCAAGTAGGTGTTATTAAGAAACAAGTAACAAGCTTGGTTAACTACGGTATTACCTTTTCTCAGGTGTTTCATTCAGATGAGAGAAATGAAGATAAGGTAGGTTATGTTGGTCCTAAAACAAGGATAATTAGTCCTTATGATATTGTTTTTAATCCTACTGCTCCTGATTTTAATACAACGGCGAAAGTAATCAGAGAGATTATCTCTATTGGCGAATTAGTTAAAAGGTCTAAGTTAGGTATTGTTGATAAAGAAGCTGTTGATAAGCTCATTAAGAATCGCTCTACTTATATGGCTGGACCTCGTAGACAATCAGATAAGAATGTACAATATGTACCTATGGGCTACGGCTCTTATGAAGAGTATATCACTACAGGTCACGTAGAGCTTTTATGGTTCTATGGAGATGTTTATGACCAAGTTAATGACGAGTTACACGAATCAAAGGTTATAGTCGTAGTTGATAATGAGCACGTAGTCTTAGATGAACAGGTTAAAACTCCTACAGGTAGACCTTATATTACACGTAGTGTATGGAAAGAACTTCCAGACAACTTATGGGGACAAGGGCCTTTAGCTAATATCATTGGCCTTAACTATCAAGTTAATCACAGAGAGAACGCTAAGAGCGAAGGTCTTGATAGACTCATCTATCCTGATAAAGTATTTACAGGAGATATAGAAGAGATCTATGACGAAGAGACAGGACAAACAACTTACATCAATGCTGAAGGTGGGGGTGGTGTACAAGAATTAGCTATCAATACTCAGTTCTTAGGTTTCAATCTAGAGATACAAGGACTAGAGCAACATGCAAGGGCAGCAGCGCGTCTACCAAGCGATCTAACAGGCTTTCGTAGTCAAGGTGAGAAGACAGCACTAGAGTTCTCAGCGCTCACTGACGGAGGTATGAGAGGCTTTATAGACAAGGCATCAGACTTCGAGAGGAATACATTAGAGCCTCAACTACAATATAGTATAGAACTGGCGCATGAACACTTCGGGGATGCTTTCAAAGTTCCTTCTAAGAATGAAGGTGGTTTCATAGAGATGCTTAACATTACTAAAGAGCAACTAGCTTCAGACGGTATACTTATTCCTAAAGGTAGCAGGAGATTTGCTAGAAAGAATCAAATAATGAGTTCACTTACACAACTCACTGCGTCTGGATTAATGCAAGTGGTAGCCCCTCATATGTCAGGTAAAGGAACTACTTCTTTTGTAGAGAATTTACTAGAAGTAGAAGATACAGGTATGTTTGAAGAGTTCGCTGGAATCATTGAACAAGGTGAAGCACAGCAAGTAGCTAACCAAGTTGAACAAAGCACAACAATTCAATCTGCACAACCAAGCGTAGAAGAAGAAATAATCAATCAAGAATTAGAAGGGATCTAATGTCAAAGATAAGGATACCAACCTTTCTCACTAAGCTAGACCAAGCAGAGAAAGTAGATATGATGAGGCAGTTAAAGAGCTGGAAAGCTTGGGCTGTATCAGAATACTTAATACAACATTTAGAAAGTAAGCTGGACAGGCTTATTCAAGAAGATGAGAAACAGGATTTCTTATCGAAGTTTCAAACCAACTCCTGTAGAGCAAAGCGTCTAGGTAGACGACAAGAGATACGGGAAATATTAAAAGACTTAAAGTAAGTCAATCAGGAGCAACACAATGAGCTTTGACAATAAGCCAGAAAACAATTCATCAGACCAGATGACGTTCAATGTAGGTGATAGAAGTTTTAATGTAGAAACAGCAACAACTAAAATAGAAGCTGGAGATGCACATATTACTAAAATCGAATCAGAAAATCAAGATTACCAGACTACGATAGCTGCTATGCAGTTACAACTAGATCAGAGTACTAAGATTGATGATGCCTTAGCTAAGCTAAACCTACAACAGCAACCATCTCAGGATAGCCAACCTACAGAAGTTACCCCTTCAGTTAGTGAGGAACAGATCGGAGTTATTGCAGCAACGCAGATAGAAGCAGTCCTAGCAGATAGACAAGTAAAGGCTAATGCAGCAACAGTGAAAGCTCTTGCAGACAAAACCTTTGATGAAACTGAAGCCAGATTGAAAGTTAAATATGGGGATAAGTACAAAGAGGCAGTTCAACTACAAGCTACTAAGCTTGGTGTAGATCTAAATCGTATGACTCAAATGGCTAGTGATCCGGTAACAGCTCAACTCTTGTTAGCTCAAATGGATGTAGCACCTACTCCTGCACAAGCAACACCACAAAACTCTTTCGCTCAACATTCAGTACAAGAAGTGGCTCCTGCTGAAGGTATTGATTGGACTAAGGGCGGATCTAAACATATATTTGAAGCTTTGCAAGCTGCAAGGCAACAATAACTAAAGGTATAACACAATGGCTCAACTAACAAGCAACAGTGCTAACATAACTAGACAGATTATTTATTCTGCTGGTTTACAAGAAGGCTTCGACAATGCTGTCGCAGGTCTTATTATGATGAATGATCTAACTGCTGCATTTCCAGACGGTGACACGTTCGATGTCGATCAGATTGCTGATGCAACTCTAACCGATTACACAGAGAATGCTGCGGTAAACTACGCTGCTATCACTCTATCACGTATCCAATTAACTATCAGCGATTATAGACAAGACGGTTTCTACATGTCAGATGCTATGCAGATGGATTCATGGAAGTCTGACCTATTCTTCTCTAAGCGTATCAAGCGTTCTATGGTTGCTTTTGCTGAAGATTTTGAATCTAAGCTTTACGTAGCTGCTGATGCTTCTCAAACAGTATCTAACCCGAACGATATTGATGGATTGCCTCATCGTATTGCTCTAGCTGCTGCTTATACAGGTGAAGACTTCTACAATACTCTAGCTGTAATTAAAGAGTCTTGGGATGTTTCTAATGTTCCTGAAGCTGGACGTATGTTAGTAGTCGCTCCTAACGTAGAACGTGTACTTAATACTATTGGATCTAACGGTCTTATCGTATTAGACAGTCCTCGTTTTGAAGGATTGGCTGAAAGTGGTTTCTCTAAGAACCATCATTTCTTACGCAACATCTTAGGATTTGATATCTTCACTTCTAACTTACTACCTGCAAGCGCTGGTGCTGAGACAGTAGACAGTGTTATTGCTGCCGCTAACCATCACACTTGTATTGCTTTCTCTGTTGCTGATGATGACAGCAAGGCTATGATGGGTGTTATCCGTCAGAAGCCTGAAGCTGAACATTTCCGTGATACAAAGTTAAAGCGTGATGAGTGGTCTGCAACTAGTCGTTTCGGCTTTGCTGCATATCGTCCAGAAAGCTTAACTATTATCTTGGCTTCTCCAATAGCATAGTAGGCTAGAACTAGTTTGGGACTGACGAGTCCCTTTCTAGATCTTTATTATAAAAGTACTTGACATTTTAGGAAAAGAGATATATTATGGCACTATTAACACTACTCTCAGTTGTTAACTCAGCTCTCGATCAAATGGATGGCTTCAGAGTAGCTACTATAGATGATACTATAGAGTCTCAACAGTTAGCTTCAATCGCTGAGAAGGTGTATAATGATCTCCATGCAGATCTATCCTTTTCCTCAGATGTTACACAGAATATAATCCAATTAGAATCATTAGCTGATTCAACTAAACCCAACTATCTCAAACTACCTGCCGATGTTATCCATACAGTTGATAACAAAGTTATGTACAATGTTACTAGAGATACAGGTCTAGATATGAGAGAGATTGATTACATCACTCCTCAACAGTTCTTAGATGAAATAGGACAAAGACCTTCTACCCTTCCTAACAGCCAGATAGTAACAGACTTTTCAGGTTATAGGTTAGTAGTCACTAATAATGCAGCACCAACCTTCTATACAGATTTCGATGATGAACATTTAGTATTTGACTCTTTTGATTCAAATGTAGATTCAGTATTGCAATCAAGTAAGAGTGGTATCATTGCTACTCTCCAAGGATCATTCACTCAGTCAGACACTTATGTTATAGACTTCCCTGAATGGTTCCATCCAACATATTTAAACGCTGTTATAGCTGAAGCAAGTGCAGCTCTAAGAGAAGAACCAATTTTCCATGCAGCTAGATTGGCTCGTACTGGGATTATTAAAGCTAAACGTAAACAACGTATTGGCATCGAAGATACAAGACAAAGGAAATACGGACGATGAGTTCATACAACGACAAAGAAGTAGTAGCAAAGAGTAAAGGCGGTAAGAAGGTTTACGCACAGAAGCCAGAAGGTGAAGCTTTATATAAGTTACATTTCCAAGGTGGTGGTAAATTACCTGAAGCATGGAGCGGTGGATATTCTACATTGAAGTATGCTAAATTAGCTGCTGAAGCTTACCTAGGCCAAGAAGCTGCTTTACAATCTGATTTAGATGTGGAGAAAGGTGCTAAGGCTGCTGCTAAAAGACCAAGTAAGTTAAAGGCTAAGTAGATGCCTTTAAGTCGCGGAGATAAGGAATATATATTACCTACTAACGGTTTAAATACCGAGGCTAATATATTACACTTCCCTCAACAGTTTTCACCAGATGTATTGAACATGGAGATTGATTATAGTCCTCAAGTTGTACGTCCACGTAAAGGTATAAAGACTGCTGCTTCTCCTAGATTAGTGGAAACCAGAAATGCTAGTGATCACGATATAGCTATTAGTTCTTTTTTATGGGAAGCTGTGAATGGTGATCCAGATTTTAACTTTGTAGTTCTACAGGTTGGCAGATATATTTATTTGTTTGATGATGATGGGATAACAGACCCAACAGCTTCAGTTCATATTGAGAGAATAGATCTCAATGAATCACTTAGTGGAACAGCAAAAGGTACGTTAGCTCTCCTTGAACCAACTAGGATGAACTTTGCTAATATAAAAGGTAAGTTACTTGTTTGTTCTGAACAAATAGATCCTACCTTAGTTCAGTTTGATGGAACAGATCTAACCATCTCTTCCCTTACACTTACAGCTAGAGATATATTAGGTATATCTGATGGCCTTAAGGTAGATGAACACCCTGCTACTTTAACTGATGATCACACTTATAATCTCTTGAACCAAGGCTGGCACAAACAAAGAAGACTAACTTCTGGAAGCAAGATAGAATCAGATCCTATAGCAGAGTATAATACACAGAACAGTGAATACCCAAGCAATGCAGATGTTGTATGGGTAGGTATGGTAGATGATAGTGGTGATCTCGTGTTTGATGCAGAACTATTAAGAGATAGTACTTTTGGAAGCACTCCTTCTGCTAGAGGGCATTATGTAATTGATATATTCAACATAGATAGAGATGCAATCTTATCAGATCCTTTGAACTCTGGAGCAGTAGGTGGTGGTTCAAGTGGTGTAGGTGGAGATGGCACAGCAGGATCAGGTCCAACAGATGGCACAGATCAACCAACATACGTTTTACCGTAGGTACACATGGCTTTAACAATACTACAAGAAACTATAGATGAAAGACCTACTTGCTGTGAGTACACAAGCGGTAGAGTTTTCTATGGCGCTAAGAACAATGTATACTATTCTCAAGTGATGGAAGGAGAGAGTATAGATAAGTTAAGCAGATGTTATCAGCAGAACGATCCAACAGCAGAACAGCTTTCAGACCTTCTAGCAACAGATGGAGGTTCTATACAAATAGATAATGCTACTAATATAATACAAATCACTAAATTCAGAAATGGTGTAATGATTTACAGCAGCAATGGAGTATGGTATTTAAGTGGTCCAGATACAGGCTTCAACGCTACTAATTTCAGTTTAGATCAAATATCCAATTCGGGTTGCTTATCTCCAGAGAGTGTAGTTGTTGTAGAAGATGCTCATTACTATTGGAGTTTAGATGGTATAATTGTAATAGCTATTAATAAGTTTGGTCAACCAGAAGCAAGTAATATAATAGAACAAACCATGCAAACCTTCTACAATGATATACCACTTATCTCTAAGATGAAGACTTCAGGGTCTTACAACAGGATTAAGAAGCAAGTAGAGTGGTTATATGGTAGTGATACACAAACTGGTGCAACAGAGTACAAACACGCTATAGACAGAGCGTTAGTGCTAGATACTAGACTAGGTGGACTATGGCCCCAACAATATAATGCAACCCTCACAGAAGCGCTAGGACAGTTTATAGCTACTTCAGTTAATACTAACAAAGGTACAGAAGCTCTAGATGTAGTCTACCCAATGATTACATTAGGTAATCCAACTTCTACTCAGAACTACAGCGCTAACTTTGCTCAGAAGACCGATACAGGATTTCAAGACTTTGGTACAGACTATACTACAGCTTATATAGAGACAGGCTATGAAGCATTAGATAAACCAAGTAATAAGAAAACAGCCCCTTATATTACTACTCATTTCTTACAAACAGAAGAGAACTTTATTGCAGATGGTTCAGGTGGTTTTAAATTGGACTTACAATCAGGTTGTCAGATGAGAGCTAAATGGGATTGGAATAATAGCGTAGCCAATGGTAGATGGAGTCCAGCTCAACAAGCTTATAGATTTAGAAGATTATTTGTACCAACAGGTGCAGGAGTATTTGACTCAGGTGAATCAGTAATTACAACCAAGAGTAAGATGCTAGGTAGAGGTAATGCTCTTAGTATAAGATTTGAACAAGAATCAGGTAAGGATATGCAGTTGTTAGGTTACACAGTTCAGTTTAGTGTTAAAGGAAGAATGTAATGGGAGAGTTAATGACAAAGGATGTTATAGACAATATTTGCATAGGAAGTAAAACTCTTAACAGAGAAAAAATTCTTGAATTAGAAAGCATAACAAAAACCATGCCTCAGTTACAAGTACCTGTTAAACATTATATACATGGCGGTATGTATATCAGGGAAATTACTATTCCTAAGAATACCGTTATAACTGGTGCTATATATAAGTTTGATCATTTCGATATTATGATAAGTGGAGATGTAACTGTTTCAACAGATACAGGAGAATCTAAAAGACTAACTGGTTATCAAGTTCTAAATGGCATGCTAGGTAAGAAAAGAGCTGGATATGTTCACGAAGAGACTACTTGGATAACAGTACATCCTTTTG